TTTTTGAAAATTATAATATATTATCTTGTACATTTTGAGTTGGTTTTTTTATTTTTTTTACATCTTCTTTATATCTTGCATAATCTATATTTAACTCATGAGTTTTAACTAAATTTATTAATAATTCTGTTAAAGCTTTTTGACAAAATTGCAAATTTGTATCATTTTCTATTTTTTTATTAATTGTAAAATTTAATTGTTTAAAATTACCGTCATAACTCAAATTGTCTTGATTAGATATCCAATTGAAAGATTCTAAAAATCTATTTAAGTATTCTTCTTTTATTTTTATTGTTATATCTGCCATTTCCATCATCATACTTTTTTTAAAAAAAGTTTCACGTGAAACATTAAATACTAAACATCTCCATCCTCGACCCCAATGTGAGTAGTTTTATAATAAAAACTTGCATGATTTATTATGATATCATCACATTCACTTGTATCAGTTTCAAGGTTTAATGCAATTGACACCAAATCACCAGCCTCTACAACATTTGATGCAAAATCCCAATCGATTTCGAATTCTACTTTATATTGTGTGTATTGTGCATCATCATTTACAACAGTAGCAATTTCAACAGTTTGTGTTTTTGTTGCTACTTCACCAACACCAATATAATATATAACAGCTTTTAAATCTACAGTATCACCAGCACTACCACCAGATGTATTTTTTTGGAAATAAACTTCAAGGTCTAGGTTACTAGAACCATCCCAATCACTGTGAACATCTACATCCATGTGTAAAACTTCAACGGCTGCATCAAGTTGCCAACCTCCAACACCGTTAGCATCTGGGTTTACACGAGTTGCGCCAGATGCGCCCGGATTAAAACTACCTTGTGGCAAATGGTAATATCTCCTATAAATACTAGTATTAGACCTTATATGATCGTTTAGTGTTACTACACCTTTTAATTTTGTATCTACAATACTGTCATTTCCTATGATAACTTGATTAGATGAAGTCGTAACAACACCCGAACCGATACCGATTGAATTGTCTACATCTACCGTTTGACCAGTATGTCCTGCTTGGTCACCGATGAACACATTGTTACTTCCGCTTTCTAACGTCCTGCCACTTGACCGCCCAACACACGCGTTTGATTCTCCCGAAACATTAGAAAGCATTGAAGCGAAACCAATAGCCACGTTCAGCCCTGCGGTGCAGTTGTAAAGTGCTAATGATCCTATTGCTGTATTATAAGATGCAGTTAAACAAGCTTGTAACGCTCCTTGCCCAACACAAGTATTCTCATCACCTTCTGTTAGTGCTTTTCCTGCATCCCTTCCCATACCAACGTTTTTATCACCTGAAGTAATAGCAGGAAGAGCATTTCTACCTATTGCACAGTTCGAAACACCTTCAGTAACAGCCTTTAAAGCATTATAACCAAATCCAGAATTAGACGTTCCAGTTGTTATATTTTCTAAAACTTCATATCCATATTTTGTGTTTGTATCAGTTCCAATGATTTCTATAGAATCAACTTGTATATCTCCCAAACTTATACCTTCAAGAGATCTAACAGGAATACTAATTCCTATACTACCATCAACATTAATCATTTATTCTATCACCTCGACAACAGCAACATCAACACTAGCACTAATAGCTATTGCATTTATTTGTCCTTTATACATTGCAGATTTACCAAGTATAATAACACCACCATTTTTACTAAGCAAACACCCTTCACTAGCAACAGCATTAGCACCAAAAGCAAGCCAAACATCGTTAGTACTTGTATTTGTAAGTATCAAAAGTGTTCTATTTGCTGCATCCCTCAATTTTGTTGTAGATGTTGCAATAGAAACTTTTGTATTTGTAGTACTACCCCAACCAAAACCAATTGATTTAGGTTTTGTAGACATAATATCACCTTCTTTTTTTATCTATTCTTCAAAACCAGTTTCAAAATATACATCATGATACATTAAAGAAATATCAACATAACCATTATTACCGCTAGAACTTGCCACTTTTGCGGAAATTCTTTCGTTAGCTTGTAAACATTTACATTGAAAATTAATGTTTGAAACTCCTTGACCTTTTTTATCACTTTTATTAAATCTTATTCTACCTATTTCTATTTCATTATCTATCAAACCTTTGAAAAGCACTAATTCATAACTATCTTCAAGACTTGCATTCTCTATAACAATACAATGTATATTGAATCTTGTAGTTATTACATCGATTGGAACAACTTCTACACATTCACCTAACACCCATTTGCCAACATTAGCAAAAACTCTAACTCCATCTTCTAAGCTTGGATACACTTTACAACTATTATTAAATTGTTGTTGTAATCTGCATATTTTGGAAAATAAATTGTTTTTCCCTGTGTTATCTGTCAAAAGTCCAACAGTTTTTTGAATTTCATCTTGAATATTCATACAGTTACACCCCTAAAAATTAAACTAAAACAAAATTAAACTAAAACACCACCAGAACCAGCAACAACAGCACCAGTAGCATTAAGAGCTTCATACCAGCAATGGAAAGTTATACTTCCAGCCGTTAAAGCAGCAACTTTTATTTCATACCCAATATCAACACCATTTACAACTTTATCGAAAATCATCGAACTATAATTTCCTTGAACTTCAGTCGGCGTTTCATCTGACCATATATCGCCAGCATCCAAGTCAGTTCCTGTTGTTGTTGCTATCCATGCGTCAGTATCGGCATCATATCCCAATTCTATAGTAGCAGTTGCACCAGCTAGATTTATAGTTACTTCAGCAACTACTTTCATTCTAACTAATCCAGTTACTGTAAAAACTTCATGAGTTGCTATAGTATTCCATGTAGCACTGGAAAAATCAGCAACAACAGCTAAATAATTAGTAGAATTATATTGTATTTTACCAGCATTAACTTTATTTTTTAAATCTTCCATTCTCTCCAAAATACTACCATTTTCATTAGCTAACACATTATCAGATACATATTGATTATCTGAATTATTAACACCAAGAGAATTATTATTATTATCTATTTGTTTCATTGACATTATAATTAAACCCCTTCCAAATAGAAAAAGGTAGCTTTTACACTACCTTTATCAGTATATTTTTTATGCTATTTGAGTCCTATTAGTATCACCAGCATAACACAACCCAGTTTGAACAGCTACAATTGACATTATAACCGAAGCAGATGGATCACTACAAACAACTCTAATATTATTATAACCAGTTGTTAAATTCTCGGCATCAACTTCAATAACATATGTACAATTATTATTTGTTGATATTGCAAAACCAGTTGCAGCAACAGCAGCCAATGCAGCTAACGTATCACCACCAGCGGTTATTTCTTTAGCTAATTTAAAAGCTATAGCTGTAGAATTTGTAGGTGTGAAATCGTCGCACTCTTCAACGGTTATAGTACTAGCAGCAGCAACAACGCCAGTTGTAACAAAAATAGTCACATGACTACAATCTTTCATTGAAAAAACATCACTATTTGCCCCACCATTTATATCAATAGGTGGCAAAGCATTAATTGTATGTCCTTCTTGACTTAAAACTTGTCTCATTTTATTTCACCTCACATATTTTTTTTATGCTCTTTCAGCTAATTGGACAAACGGAGATAACGTTTTAGTACCATTTGCAGGTGTTAACGATGTTTTCCACTTTGATTTTCCATTTACCCTCATATTGAATTTGAAAGTCATTTGATCAGTTAAAAACTTAACATGAATTGAAGATGCTTGCCTCATTTTACCTTTTCTAACAATAGCATATTCTTTAGCATTAAAAAAGTTTATATCCCCAACATCGCCAACAGTTGAACATTGTTCCATAGGTACTATCTCTTTACCAAATAATGTATTATAAGGAGAAACCGACAAACCATTCGCAGGCGTGAAGACAGGAACACCACCAGTTCCAACACTTAAAGCCATTGAAAAAAGTTCAGGTTCTATATCTTGGTTTATATACCATTTTGCTGTTTGTCTCAATTTACCCCACATTCTTGAATACATTTTTACAAGGTTTTCATATACTATAGTATCAGCAGTTTGACCGGTTTCTTTAGCTACTAATACCGTAGCAGGATTATCAATCAATCCATGACATTGCGCTCCACCTGCACCCCTGAAAATTTCATCTTCAAGAGTAAATGTAAATTCTTGATCAATTTGCTCGTTGATTAAACTTTCTAATGCAACAGTATCTTCAAGTAATCTTTCAGTTGCATAAACAAGTCCTTTTAAATCTGTCAATCTACATTCCCATTTACCAAGTTTTGTTTTGGTAGATGTAGGAGTTTCGACCTCTCCCTCTCTGTAAACTCTTATTCCACCCCAACGACTACCATTAGCGCGACTAGTTTCATCAACATAAGGCACTTCGTAAGAATCACTATTACTTCCAACTTCTAAAACAGCACATTGACTAAGTAATTGCCCACCATCGTAAATCCTTTTCATTATCTCATTATTTCTAGTAGGTGAAATTAAAAAACCTCCATCGCTTGGTACATTTGCACTATGCCCCAATGCAGCATTTTTAAATTCTTCTGTCATTTCTCCGCCCATTCGCACTTTTGCAACATTAGAGCAAAATTCGCCTAGACTCATTTCTTCTTGTTTTTCTTGTGGTGAATCAAAGTTACCTCTTCTTGAATTTAACAATTCATTATCTTTCACTTTATTATCAAAAGATTTTATTTTGTCAACAGTATCTTCAATTTCTGATATTTCCTTATCAGCATTATTATAAATTGTGTTTTCTTCTTCTGTTAAAGTTCTAGATGCTTGCTTTGCTGCTATTAATATATTTTCTTGATTAGTAATTAAACTATCTCTTTTTTCTAAATATTGTTGTAAAGTCATTGAATGACCTCCTAATTATATTTATTTTTCTTATTTTTTAACTTACTCATTAAATCTTCTATAGAATTATCAATTTTTATAGCTTTGATTTTTTTAGGTTCTTCTTTAATTTCTATCTGTGGTGCATTTTTATAATTTGAAAAATCAACTTTAACATCATTGATAAATAATGAATTATCAATTAATTTTGCTGCTATTTCTTCGCCTTCTTGAACTTCATCAACAAAACCTTTTTCCTTTGCTTCACTAGCAGTAAACCAAGTTTCATCATCCATCATTTTACTTATTTCTTCATCATCCAAACCACTTTTTTTAGCATAAACGTCTATTAAAGTACTTTTGACTTTTTCAAGTTTTTCAACAACACTACTCAACTCTTTAGCATCACCCCAAACAAATGTTGCTGGATTGTGTATCATCATCAACGCATTTTCTGGCATTATTACTTTATCGCCAGCCATGGCTATAATCGATGCTATACTAGCAGCTAACCCATCAATATAAACATTCTTAGTAGCTTTATGTCTTTTGATTATATTGAATATTGCTTGACCTGCGAAAACCTCACCACCACCAGAATTAACATAAATATCCAATGTTTCAATTTCACCAAGTGAATCTAAATCTTTTTTAAAATTTGTTGGTGTTACATTATCACCCCACCAATCATTATTGGAAATATCACCATAGATATCTATTTGACCAATTTTGTCATCATCTTCCTTTTTCTTTATATTCCAAAATTTTTTATTTTTCTTTTTCATCTTCTTCATCACCACTTTCTGGAATATTATTATTTTTTACTTCTTGTTGTTCTATCTTTTCGATATCAACCATGTTACCATTTATAAAAAATTTATTTTGTTCTTCAACTTCACTAGGATTCATATTTGCCATATGTCTTACTTCATTTCCTGTTATTATACCGTCTTGTCTTTGTATATGGTGTATCTCAGCTTTAGTTTTTGAATCTGGCTTTAACAATGTTTCAAAATCAAATCTAAAAAACATACCAGTCCTAATATCCCTTGGTGTCAATAAATAACATGAAAAGAAATTTTCTAGCCTTTCAGTCCAAGGTAATAAAGTGTGCTTTACGTAATCTAAATCTTGTTGCTCATTATTGGAGAATGTACTATATGTATGATCTTGTAACATCTTAGGAGGCATCCTATACCATGCTGCTATGTCAAGCGATTGATATCTACGAGTTTCGATAAATTGTGCTTCTTTTAAAGGCATTATAGTCTTAGTAAAAGTCATACCTTCTTCAAGTACTAAAGGCACATGAGAATTTTGTAATCCTTGATATTTATCTTTTAATTCTTTTCTAAGTCCAGCTTTATCTCTAATTTTGCCCGGCATTGTTATTACACCGGAAGAATTCAGACCTTGTGAATAAAATTTACTTGCAAAACCTTCACTAGCTAAACCCAATCCAATGCTATTCATTTTAATTTTAATTGGACTACATCCAATAAAACCGTTTCCATATCCTGAAATATGTAAAATTTCATCCGGAATATAAGTTTTTTCTTCATTGCTACATTCTTCTCTATATTTATAAACTATATTACATTTATCATCAGTTTCAATTTTCATATTCTGCCAATATAACGGTTTTAAGGCTACAACTTGACCTTTCATATTTAGCTCTTTATAACTATAATGATTTCCAGATAGTAAGATATCAGACATTATTCTTTCTTTATAATTATAACTAGTCATCATATTATTTGCTTTATGCATAAAAACAGTATATAAAGGATGATTTATTGCTAAGTCAGAACCTTTCATTCTATCTTTTGGATTACGATATTTTCTAAGCTCTAAAGGCAACATTCCAATATCACTAGATATAATTGAAACACAAGTACTAACTGCGCCGAATTTCATGGCATTATCTTCATTTACTACTATTCCAGAATCGGACTTTTGCCCACCATACCAAAAATCATTAAGTAGTTTCTCCCATGTTCTGAGTGGTAAATTTGAACTATTTTTAGTTCTTTGAAAAAAATCTAATATTCCCATTTTTCACCCCCTTTGAAATACTACTTATTTTTATATACTAAAAATTTTCTCTCCTACAACCCTATTATCATAATCGCTTACATCTAAAGATATTACAGCCCTAACGAATGAATTTATTAGGCTAGCGCTTGGATCAATTCTTTCTATAGCTTTTGATTTGTCCAACATTATATTTTCGTTATGATCCATTCTAACAACACAATTCGACATTGACCAATTTAAAACAGGATTATTATTATGATAAATCTTATCATCATAAACCATAGCGCGAAATTTTTTAGTTGGTTCAGATAGTGTTGTAACTCCTTGTCTAACTTCTATCATTGTGTAACCTTCATCTTCCATTTCTTGTGAAAATTGTGTTGCGTTCCACTTGTCAAAACAAATTTCATTAATTTCTAAATTATATTCTTCTTCAATTTCTTGTATATATTTTCTTATAAATCTATAATCAACCTCGGCACCTTCAGTTACACTCAACCAACCAGCACGAAACCAAGAATCATATGGCACTCTATCAGATTTTATTTTTTTGAAAAATGTTTGTTCTGGTATAAATGAATGACCAAATGTACAAACTTTATCATCTTTTAAATAAATACCACCCACACTACACAAATCAATAGTTGATGATAAGTCTATACCGAGTATAACTTCGCAATTTTCCATTTTTGGACAAATTTTCTTTCCTGCATTTTTCCATTTTTCCATGTTCATGTATTTAGATTCACCAAGATTAACCCAAATATTAAAGTTTTTTGTGAGAACTTCTCTAAGCTTTTCGTCAGCATCTTTAGCTAATTTAACTCTATTCCTTAAATCATTAATGCCTATTGCGTTTTCAGGATCGGCAACGATAGGATTTGCTTTTATCCATTTTGTTTCATCTTCTATATCATCAATCAGTTCACCTTCATCATCTTTTTCTAACTCATTTATCATTATAAAATAATTATCGTTTTTTACGTCTATATTAGGATCAAGTATTTTTTCCGCGTAATTATACTCTACTCTATAGCAAGGATTATTTAATTCGAGTCCTGCCGTAGTTATTATTATCATTAGTGGCTGTCTTCGTGCTGACATCCCAGAATCTAACACATCGTAGTATTCACTTGTTTTGTGAGCGTGATATTCGTCAACTATACCACAGGACGGACTCATACCATCACCACTCAGTTTGTCATCTTTTGATAGAGGTTTGAAAATGGATCCACTTTTTTTGTGTATTATTTCACCATATTTAACATCAAATTTAGAATGAAAACTAGAATTCATTATCATTCTTTCAGTTTCTTTCCAAACAATTTTTGCTTGATCTTTTTTAGTTGCAACACTATAAACTTCTCCATAAGATTCATTCATCGCTGCCAGTTCATAACTAGCCACCATTGATAACGATTGAGACTTAGCATTTTTTCTAGCAACTTGCCAATAAACACGCCTAAACCTTCTTAGTTTTGTTTCCATATGTTCCCAACCATACACATTACCAAAAATAAAAATTTGTATATCATGAGGATTAATAAATTGACCTGCTAAATCTCCCTTGGAATGTTTGAACATTTTCATCCACTTATAAAACCTATAAGCTTTTTCTTCATTAAAAATATAAGGGAATTTTTTTGTTCCTTGTTTTGTTAAATCATTCAAAAATCGTTTACATGCATAAAGGTGCTTTTTACATGATACAATTTCTCCTTCGACTATTCGGTTAGAATATACAATCATTCGATCGAGTATTTGATTCATATGTCAAACATTCTTTCTTCATCGGTTTTTTCTTTTACTATGTCTTTAATTGGTACATTTCTCATTCTTGCAAGTGGATTCAAGAACAATTTTTCTGTCAAGCTTATTTTTGTCTTTAATAACCTATTCGAAATCAATTCAAATTTATTCAAATCATCAATGTTCAAAACATCACCATCACATGAATACATGTCGTTCAACTTCTTATTTATCTTATCAAGCCTTGACGAAATTATACAATACTCAGTAAAGAAATCTATATCACTCATAGCTAAAATGTCTATACCGCTTTCAGATGCTTTTATATAATGTTGAATTTGTAGTTTCCAGTATTCATAAGATTTAACATCGTTTAGAATTTTGAGTGGTGCTTTTATTTTTTTTAATTCTTCTAAATTTAATTTTGGTATTTTATTTTCGCTTTTTGTTCTTTCTTCCTTTTCTTGTATTGTTAGATGTTTTTTGCCTATTTTGGATTGAACATCCATTGGCATCGGGTTTCTTCCACCCATTTCCATCACCCCCTAGATTTCGAAAAGGGATATTTCTTTACACAAAAC